GGAGACGGTCAACTGCCGATGCACGCTCATGCCAGTGGTGTCGTAGAGGTGCGGCGCACGGACATGATGGATGGCTAGTTTCGTCAAATACTACTGCTTCGTCGAGCACCTGGCCGAGAAGGTGCACAACCTCGGCTCGGATCAGTTGAGGATCGCTCTCACGAACACGGCGCCGACCCTCACGCACACGTTGCTATCCGAGATCACGGAGATCTCGGATGGTGGCGGGTACACGTCGGGAACGAGTGGTGCGGTGACCGTGATAGGCTCCTCGCAGACGACCGGGGTCTACTCGCTCACGCAGTCGGCCGACGTGGTGTTCACGGCCTCAGGTGGGACGATTGGGCCGTTCCGTTACGCGGTGCTCTACAACGACACGCCGACGAGCCCGCTCAACCCGTTGATCGGGTACTGGGACTACACGTCCAACATCACGCTCCAGGATACCGAGACGTTCACGGTGAACATGGGCGCGAACATCTTGCAGATCGATGCCTAACCGATGATCTGGCGGCTCCACGCGGACATCTACTTCACGACGGCGCAGCGGCGGACTCAGTTCGTCAATGCGTGGACTTCGTGGGCCGCCTCGAAGGGAACGATGGTCGTGAACGACGTGCAGGCGATCGACGAGGAGGATGGGGTGTCGATGCCCCGTCCTCTTCTTCGCTTCGACGTGTCGTTCCTTAACGACCAGGTGAACGTGGACGCGCATAACTACATCAGAGGGCAGGCCAAGACCTACATCGTCTACGTCCTGGCGACCATCCATCGGTGCGGAGTCGGGAACGGCAACCCGCCGCTCCCTGACGGGCCGGTCGAGTCGTACACGTACGGGACAAGGCCGTAGATGGCAATCGTCTTCGCCAGTGGCTTCGAGCACGCTGATACCTCAGACGGCGGGATCTGGTCTGGCAACAACGGCACCTATTACGCTTCTGCTGCGTACACCGGGAACTACGGGTATCGGTGCTACGACGCTTCGGGCACGCAACGGCGTGTCTACAAGCAGATTGCGGCCAACGGCCACACCGGCGACTGGGGCGTGCATTGGCGCATGAAGGTAGTTACGCAGCCAGGCTCGAATCCGCAGGAGCTGTTCAACCTCTACGACACGGGGGCCAGCTACAACGTAGTCCAATTGGTCTACGCGAACGTGGCGAGCAGTCATTACCTCCGGCTCCGTGATGGCGTGAGCGGTACCATCGGGAGCGACGTAGCGCTTACTCTCGACACGTGGCTAAGGTGCGAACTGCTGTACACGTATTCGACGCGGGCAGTCACGCTCTACATCAACGGTACTGCAACGTCAGCCTCCGGCAATGCGCACTCGTCCTACGACAACGCCTCCCAGGTGCTGTTCGGATGGAGCGCGAGCGCGACTGGCGACGTGTACTACGACGACGTGGTGATTCTCGACTCGTCGGCCGCGCTGCCTTCTGCGAACACGAACGGCGGGCTCAAGGTGTCGCGCCTCTGGGTTGATGGTGACGGGACGCTCGACACGGGAGAAGCGGCGGGCACGCGTGGCGGCACCGACTCGGGAGCCGTGTGGAGCCAGCTTGAGGAAAACCCGCCGAACGACGCGACCGACTACGCGATTCTTGACGCCTCGGGCGAGGCGTGCCCGACGACGCTCTACTCGGCAAGCACGGTCATCGCCTCGGGCGAGGATATCAAGGCGGTCTGCGTCTCGTCGCGCGGAAGGCGCGGCTCGACGGGAACGCGCTATTTCAGGCGAAAGATTAGAGGGTCGAGCGGTACTTGGGCCGATATTGATGGGGCCGACAAGCCGATCTCGTCGAACACGTACTACACGAACGGGTCGAGCGGCCTGCAACTGCAAGCAATAAGTGCAACGAACCCCGACGGCGGCGCGGCGTGGACGAGAACCGCCCTCGACTCGGCCGAGATATCGACGCGCTGCATGGGCGCGTATCCGATCTGGATCACGGCGCAGTGGGCCGACGTGGTCCACTACACGCCGTCGGCTACCCATTACACGTTGACTTGCGATGCGGCATCTTATGCAATCAGCGTGCTAGCGGCCACGCTGGCGCGATCCAGGGTATTCGCGGCCGACGCGGCGTCCTACACGATCGCGGGCCAAGCGGCAACTCTCTCGCTTGGATTCTCGATGGTTGCCGATGCAGCGTCCTATGCGGTAAGCGTGGCCGATACCGCATGGAAGCGTACCTATGCCGTGGCTGCTGACGCTGGCGCGTACGCGACGAGCGTGGCTGCTGCCACGCTGGCCCGTGGGCTCAAGCTTACAGCAGACGCAGCGTCCTATGCAGTCTCGGTTCAGGCCGCCACGTTCCAGCGCGGCTTCTCGATGGCTGCCGACGCAGCATCCTACGTGGCAACGGTTGCTGCCGCGACTTCCCGTCGCACCTATGCGGTGGCAGGGGAGGCAGCATCCTACGTACTATCGGTTGGGGCGGCAACGCTGGCGCGCGGGATAAAGTTCGCGGCCGATGCGGGCGCGTACACGGTGAGCGTCCCTGCGGCCACGCTAGCCTACGGGCGGAAGCTCACGGCGGCGACTGGCTCCTTCCTTGTCGCCGGTCAGGACGCAATCGTTACTGTTGGGCGGAAGCTCCTCGCACTCGTTGGCGCGTACACGGTCACGGTAGAGGATGCTACGCTCACGCATACTCAGCCTGGAATTCTCCAGGCCGATCCCGCGTCCTACGCGATCACATTCCCCGATGCAGAACTCGTCTACAGCGGCGAGGCGGTGGCGCGCCGTCCCTTCTGGGTACCCTCGGGGCGGCCGTCCATTCGGGCTCTGGCGTCCAACGTGTTCCGAGGGCGGCCGGGTCGTGCCCCGGCCCTCGGGCGAGGAGGCCGACGCTGATGCGCGCCACCTTCCTCGCTTCTGCCGCCCTCGCTTCCTTTTACTTCGCGCTCCTGTTGCTGGCGCTGCGGGTGGGCCGGTAATGCAGACGCTCGGCGTAATCATCCCCGTCGGTGCGCATCACGCCTCCCTTGTGAGCGATGCGCTGCACTCTATTGCTATGGGGTCAGAGAAGCCGACTGTCGTCGTTGTTGTTGACGACCATGCCGACCCACCTGCGGCTCAGCACCACGTTCTAGAGCTGCCCGATGTGCGCTACGCGAAGCTTGAGGACACACGCGGGCGCTCGGCAGCTCGCAACTTAGGCTGCCACCTGGCCGATACGGACTGGTTCTACTTCCTCGACGCCGACGATCTCCTCATGCCGACGGCGGTGACCGATTGGCGGGAAGCCATCGAGCGCGACCCGACAATCCAGCTCGTCTACGCGAACTACCGCTGGACGTTCGGGCCGTCGGCCGATCTCGCACGCCCCTACCAGATCAGGGACGACGTGCCGTGGGATCGGGACGTACTGCGGCGGAAGATGATCGGGAACATCGGGATGTTCGTGCGCGCGGATCGCTTCTGGGCGGTCGGAGGATTCACGCCGGGCAGAGACTACGGGGAAGAGTACGACCTGTGGCTCCGCTACGCGCTGAATCCGGCCATCAACGTCTACAAGCACACGCGCCCACTTTTTCACTCGCGGAAGGGGCTGCATACGGTCGAGAAGGCCGGTAGTCACTGGACGCAAGCCGTGGCCCAGATTGCTCAGGCGGTCAATCGGGGCGAGTACGCGGCGTGGGAATCACGTTAAGAGGTACGGCATGCGAGCCTATTGGTGATCTACCGAATAGAGAACGGACTCGTGGAGCGCGCGGAGCGCCCCACCGAGCGCACGTTCGTCGCCACGGGCTGGGCGTCCACGAGCGACCCCGACCTGGACGACTTCGTGATCGAGTCCGAGGCGTACCGCGAGGGGCTCGCACTCTACCAGCGAAACCCCGTCATTCTGTTCAACCACGATCGGGACTTCGTGATCGGCCGCGCGAAGAAGGTGGACATCGTCCCGCGCGGGCTCCGGCTCGAAGCCGAATTCGACATGGAGGACGAGTTCGCCGCCAAGGTGGCCGGCAAGGTCGAGCGCGGATTCATCCGCGGCTTCTCGGTCGGCTTCCGGTCCCTTGCCGACCCCGAGGCCAAGGCGGGGAAGCTCGTCTTCAAGAAGGTGCAGCTCCTTGAGGTCTCGGTCGTCACGATCCCTGCCAACCCGCACGCGCTGATCGGCCAGGACGCGGACGCCGAGTCCACGATCTCTCGCATCTCGACTGCGGTCGAGCAGCGCCTGATCGGGGACCGTCGGCGGGAGATGGTCGCCTCGGCGCTCAAGGCCATCCAGGACGAGACGACGAAGGCCAGGGACGGGCTCTCCGAGGTCGTGGCCGAGGAGATCGGGCGTTTTACGAAGGGGCTCGACTCTTTACGGGAGCAGGTACGGCTCTTCGTCGCAGAGGAGTACGAGCGACGGAACGGTACTGTGCGGGATCTCGTCAACAAGGCGCTTGAGCAGCACGTGATTGCGCACGAGCTCGAAAGGGTTCACTCGCTCGTGACCGGGCGGGCGACCCCGCCGCCGACCACGGGTCTCCCTGCTGGCCCCGGTGTCGCGCAGACGCTCGTGCCGAAGGAGACGCCGCCTGATGGCGTGGACGGGCACAAGCATCGGATCGTGACCCTGGATGACACGGGCGCTGGCTTCACGGGCGTAGCGAAGGGTGAGTACACGGCGCCGCACTCGCACACGATCAAGGACTGGGCGGTCGTGGATCAGAAGATCGGGGACCGCATCTCGCAGCATCCGGGGACGCTCGTCCCCGGCTACAGCCTCGCCGCCGGGAACGGTGACGGGGAGCATGTGGAAGAGGCGATCGAGCGGCTCGGGAAGTCGCTGCGCTTCGCGCTTGCCGAAGAGGAGAACTAGATGGCGACTTTCACTCTGAACGAGGACCAGAAGCGGCGCGGCAACTACGTGCTCGACGAGCTCGCTGCGCTCGGAGTCTGTCCCGAGCGCCCGATCAATGCGGCGATCGTCATCGTGGTGGCGAACGGCATCATCACGACGGTGGACCTGGCCCAGTCGGTCACGACCAAGACGCTTTCTGGATCAGCGGATATGGCTGACGGGGCCGACTGGACGGTTACCAGCTAGCACAACGATGAGCGACTTCATCGCCAACATCTGCAAGGAGCTAAGCGGGGTCGCCGACCTCCAGCGTCCCTTCCTGGAACTCCGCAACGTGGAGTCCGGGCGGGCGGCGCTTGTCGTCGGTAACTCTCCCTGGCGTGTTGGCTTTGATCTCGCCGCGTGGGGCGGGCCCGTCATCGGCTGCAACGCGCTCTATCGCGACTTCGAGCCCGACTACCTCTGCGTCTACGACACGAACATGATAGACGAGGTGCTCCGCTCGGAGTTCATCGGGCGCACGCGGAAGACGCGGGTCATCTTCCGCGCCACGGAAACCAAGTCACTCGTCCTCTCGGCCATGTCTCCGGAGACCCGCTCCGGCTGGTACGCAGCCGACGGACACATGCCGCTCGGCGGTCTCTGTGGACCGATGGCGATCACGGTGGCGGGCTGGCTCGGTTGCCATTCGGTGACCCTCGTCGGGTTCTCGTTCGACGAGGGGAACATCTACCAGGGGACGCCCAACTACTCGCCCGAAGGGCGCTGGGAAGAGTACCAGCTGGAACCCGGCGGGCGTCCCGAGTCGATCGGCCGGGTTGAGGAGGCCATCAGGCAATACAAGGTCTTTGTTCCAGATGGCTATGTGCATGTTATTGCACCGGCCGACTGGTCATTGCAGCGACTGGAACACCTCTCGATGAAAGTAGAGCGTGGGATGAGTCGCGAAGATCGTTTCCGCGCTAGGAGTCGTCGGTGATTTCTACCGCGATCGTTCGTCAAGGCTCCGGACGATGGTGGAGGCGTGTGATGGGAGAGACACGTGGACAACGCTCTCATCACGAAGCTCGGAGAAATCCAGAAGGATCTCGTCGAGCGCCTTGACGAGCAGAAGAAGCAGGTCAACGCGATCGAGGCCAAGGTGGGGGAGACCATCACCAAGGCCGAGTTTGATGATCGTCTGAAGCAGGCCAAGGACGAGTTTGCGACCAAGGCCGAGAATCAGGAGATCGTCAAGCAGATGGCGGCGATCGCGGAGTCGAACACGACCAGGAACGTGCATCTCGACGTTCCCGACCTGACCGTGTACCGGCAGGCGGCAGAGTTCGCGACGACGCCGAAGGAAGCAGAGAACATTTACGCCCGATTCCTCCAGACGCAGCCGACGAGTGACCTGGTACGTGAGTACCACCAGCTCTCGTCTCGTCTGGCCGTTCTCCAGTCGATGGGCCGGTTCGCTACGCAGCGGCGTGGTGGCGATTACTCGGTTGCTACTTCTCACAACCTCGACGTGCGGAGGATGTGGAATCGCTACCAGCAGCTCCAGCGGGAGCTCTTCCGGGAGGACTTCTACGCGAGGGCCTTCGACACCACGGATGCGAGCGAGTGGGTGCCGACCATCATGGCATCGGATCTCGTCCGGTACGTGGAGCTCGTCGGCTCCGTCATCCCCAACATCCGGCTCTTCCCGCTCCCGGCGCCCAACTGGGATCTCCCCTACGTGACCGGGGCGGGCGAGGCGCGCGGGTTCGTGGAACAGACTGCCGCACCTTCGGCGGCGCTCAACTACACGCTCTCTGCGATGTACGCGAGCGACAACGCTCCTGCCGGGAAGGTCACCTTCGCGACCGAGCGGTTGCGCGCGAAGCTCATCAGCTCGCGCGAGTTCATCGAGGAGTCCGCGGTGGCGGTTCTCGACTTCATGATCGAGGACGCCGGGAGCGGTATCCGGCGGGCGCTCGAGAATGCCGTCATCAACGGTAGCACCGAAGGCACGCACTTCGATGCTGGCGTGGATGAGTCCGTTGATGCCTCCGGCGGCGTGGATCCGCGGTGCATCTACGACGGATTCCGCTATCACATCCACGACAACGGGCGCCTCAACAACACGACGCGCGTCACGGCCACCTCGAACCACGCCACGATCGGCAATATGGTCAGCGTTCGCGCTGCGATGGGTGTCTACGGCGTGGACCCGAAGGCCGGGATGTGGCTCTGCGGTCTCCGCAGCTACCTCGACCTCCTCGACCTGACCGACTTCCTCACGATGGAGAAGGTCGGCTCGATGGCGACGATCGTTCAGGGTCAGCTCGGCATGATGCTCGGTTCGCCGGTCGTCGTGTCCGAGAAGGTGATCAGCGGTGACGGGACCAACAACGGTCTCGCGAGCACTGGTCTCATCACGACCACCACGGATGATCAGACGGCGATGTACTACATCTACCGTCCGGCGTGGTGGTTCGGTCAGTGGCGCGGGATCACCATCGAGCCCGAGCGCATCCCGATGATGAATCAGGATGTGATCTGGGCATGGTACTCGGGTGATCTCCAGTGTGTTTACGGTCCGACGGCCAAGACGGCCGGCGCGATCGTGGACATCGACTAGTCAGGTAACCAGGAGTGAGGAGCAACCGCGAGGAAGGGAGAGGCGAGACCGATTGCACACGTCGTCGGGATTGCCCGGAGCCCCCGTCCCGCGGTTGCTCCTCCGAACCTTTGACGAGGTAACGGCATGATGCGCCTACGCGCCAAGAAGCGATTCCGGCTCGACGCGCTGATCGAGGAGGGGGAAGTCCTACTCGTCCGCGACGAGCATGGGGAGCGGCTCCTTCGGAGCTTCTTCCGGCAACTGGAACTCGAAGAGGAAAAGGACGCGCCGCCCCGCCCGCGCGGGCGCCCGCGTGTGGCCGATCGCATGGCCCAGGTCGAAATCACGGGATGAAGATCCAGGCGTACAGGACCGTCGTCACGGACGAGTGGGGCCCGCTCAAGCGCGGGAGCCTGGTCGTGTGCCCCGATGATCTCGCGCTCCGGGCGATGTTCAAGTACCCACGCTGCTTTGTCGTCTGGTTCGGAGATGGAACGCCGCTCCCACCGGAGGAGCCGGTGAGACTGCCGATGGAGGCGGAAGATGCCTGACATCGTCGTCCTGGCCGATCTCAAGACTGCGCTTCGCATCACGGATTCGACCTATGACACCGAACTCACGCAGATCCTGAATCGCGTGGAGAAGCGCTTCCAGGGAGAGATCGGACAGACGAAGCTCGTCCAGACGACCTATACCGGCGAGAAGTACTCGGGCGACGGGACGACGATCCTCGTCCTTCGCAAGCGCCCGCTCCAGTCGCTGACCTCGATTGCGATCGAGGACGAGTCAGCGATCACGCATACGGACGTGGACGTGCTCCGCTACGTGACCGGGATTCATCCCGACTCGGGGACGCTCGAGCTCGTCAACGGGCGCGTATGGACGCGGCGCGATCCCTTCAACATCACCGTCACGTACTCGGCTGGGTACGTATCCACGACCATCTCATCGGACATCCCCGACGTGTGGGAACTCCTCCTCGACACGGCGAGCCAGCTTTACACGGACATGGACGTGCGGAGAAAGGGTGTCTCAGCGCAGACGCACATGAGCGGAGCGGTGACTTACTTCACGGAAGGGCTCAAGTCCTCGTCCTGGTACGAGGAGCGGTGGGAGCCGGTCGTCAGGCGCCACAAGCGTTGGGTCCCGGTGGCGGTGTAGCGATGCCGGTCACCAAGTATCCGGACTTCCAGGCAACGAAGGCGGGGATCTACCGCGAGATGGACCACGCGCTCACGCAGTCCATGAACGCGATCGAGCGCCAAGTGAAGCTCCGCTACACGGGGCCAACGGGGAGCGCGAGCCTGTCCGCCCCGTCGGGGCGGCTGCGATCGGCTGTGCGTCGCGAGAAGCGTGGAGGGCCCTGGCCGGCGCCGATCGAGGCGCGGGTCTACATGCCGCCTCCGTCCGAGGGCGGGCCCGTATACGCGCGCATCCACGAGACGGGCGGGATCATCCGACCCAGACGTTTCCAGTTCCTTCGCTTCAAGGTGGGCGGGCGGTGGGTGCGCGCGCGGCAGGTCCGTATCCCCTCCCGCCCCGTGTGGGCCAAGTCGGCAGAGGAGATGCGCGAGCGCGTGCGGGGATTCTTCCTCGCCGCATCGGCACGTATCAGGCTGGCAACGAGATGAGTACCGGGCGCCCCTCGCGGCTGACGGAACCGCCGTACCTCCCGATCGGCCAACGGGGGCGCCCGGAGTGAGTCGTTACCTCTTCAGAATCGAGAAGATGGTGAAGCTACCAACGCTCCGATGGCCCAAGTGGCGCCTGACTAGGCAGCAGCGCCATTTCGTGTTCCGTCACTGGGAGCGAGCTGACCTCGCGGCGGCGGGAAATGCCTGGACGCTCCGGAGCACTTACGACGGGTTCAACTGCAACGTGCAACACGACGACGCGACCTACTTCACAACGATCAAGAACCTCGTGAACGAGGGGAAGTACTTCTGGCGCTATATGTCGCCGTTCAACTACCCATTCTCAGCTCACCTGTTCGGAACGGGCGCGCGCTGGGAGGATTACTACCGGCACACGTGGCAGTTCTCTGGATCATCGGCGGGGAGCCCTACCAAGTACCGCATGATCCTGACCTCCCGTTCCCCGGACATCGTGGCGTGCATGTGGGCCTACGTGTCTAGTGGAGAACGTTACGAGATCGCGCCGCTCATGTCCTTCACGGAGTCTGACCTGCGCGCGCTGGCAACGAAGATGGTGAGTCTCTCGCGCGATCTTACTCAGGACGGGGCAACGTACCTTCTCCCCGGCGCTGGCGTCTTCGTGGACAACGGATACCTCGATCTCCGGTACTGGATGATCCCGACGAGCAACACCTACGGGTCGGGTCACGGTAACACGTCGGAGACGGCCCCCTATCTCAAGACAACCTACTACGTGGACCCAACCTATATGACCGACTGGACAGAACTAGAGAGCGTGTTCGGGAACGGTGGCACGTGGGCGACTTACTCCCAACGCTATACCTATCTGACCAGCTACATCGAGACGCTAGTTAGCGCGACTGGGCAGATGGGGTCGCTTTCTCCATGGCGGCTAGTCAACGCGCCATACTCGGGACCGATCAATGGTTATCAGCACGCCATGCCATGGTTCATCGAGAATGTCTTCTTCGAGGAAGCGCGCACCTACGCGGAATCCCTCGCTGCCTGGAAGCAGGACTACCGGAATGTGATCTCGGCGCGGTGTGCCGGTATGGCTCCACTCTACACTTCTCCAGACCCGGCGACCTGGACGCAAATTCAGACGCTCCTCGGAGAGTGGCAGTCGAATGGTGGATGGATTTCCTTCACGGATGATGGCTCGGCAGGTGGTATTACCCAGCGCGAGCAGGCATACAATGCGGCGGCCAACATCCGCGCGCGGGGGATGTGATGGCGCGATGGACCAGGATATCTGGCGCCAAGTACACGGCCAAGAATGCGAACTACTTCCGTGAGGGGACGCGCTACTGGTTCGTCAGGATCGAGAAGGCGACTTCCGGCGGTAACATCACGGTCAAGGTGTACGACACGGAAGCTAACGCTACGAACGGCACCTCGGATTACGCGGCGAGCGGTACGGCCACGCTCACGACCGCAACCGAATACACGGTCACGCTCACGAACAATGGATCGGTGCCGCCCACGTTCACCGGGGCCACCGTAGGCGTCGTGCTCACGGCCACGACGGATACGGGCAACGAAGTGTGGAAGGCCGATCTAGGGCATCGGATCGAGCGTTCGCTATTAATGCTCCTCCGGGCGGCCAAGTCGGTGTCCACGATTACGACCGTGGAGCGGGGGCTTCGGCAGTGGGAGGACACGACAGGGCTCCGGCCCTACGTGGGAATCGCGCTCCGTTCGCTCGTGTCGCAGCCGGGGGAGATCGGTCAGGGAGCGACCAGTGCGAACAGCGAGGCTTCCTTCGTCTGTGTGCTCCACGCGGATCCAGGCGCGAACGGGATCGACGATCCAGTCCTCTTTCACTTCCACGATCTTCGGAAGGCGATCTACGCGGCGTACACAACCGCTTATGACGGCAGTGTCAACTCGGGTGCGCCCATGGACAGCGTGCAGGTCGTGGTAGTCGAGGAGGACATGGATCTCGTCTGGGCGCGCAACCGCGGCACGATCGAGTTTCAGGTACTGGCCACGATTGATGAGGACTCCTCGGAGATCACCGGCTCGTAGGGTACGGCGCAAGGCGGGTTAAGAGGTACGGCGGATGGGCAGAATGAATGGCAACCCCGCAGGGTGCCGTAGCGAAGCTGGGATTCTTCCCGGAGAGCGCGTATGGAGCCGGGGCCACGCTCAGTTCGACCACCGGCTATCGCATGTACTACGATTCGTTCACCGATGAGACGAGGAAGAATCCACTCGACCTCCAGGAGATTTCCGGCCTCTCGGTGGACTACCAGAACTGGGAAGAGGGCGAGGTGGCGTGCGCCTTTTCCCTGACGCATTCCATGCGCTACTCGGGGATCCATGCTGCGATCCTCGCCCTGTCCATGGGGGACATCGTGACGACCGGGAGCTCCTCGACGTGGGTCCATACGGTGGATCTCCACGACTCGCTGGTCAGGACGAGTCCAAGCTACCGGGGTAGCGTGACCTTCCTCCACCAGACTCCGGTCACGGACAACTCGACGTTCGTGGACAACAGCTACACGGGCATGGTTCCACGCCGGATGGTGCTCTCGCATCGGGCCGGTGACGTGATGAAGTGCCGCACGGACTGGATCGGCCAGGGATTGACCTACGACGAGTCGGCCTTCACGGACTGGCCGTCTACGGTCAAGACCCGTATCCCGTCGGAGCCGTTCATCACATGGAGCCACAAGGATTCCTCGGCCACGTCGTTCAAGGTCCACACCGACCTCTCCTCCGAGGACGTGGAGCTGAACGTGCGGTCATGGGAAGTGACGCTCGACAATGCGATCGAGCCGAACTATCTGATCCAGTACGGGAGAACGGCCGGGGCGCCCTCGCGCGAGAACTTCCGCTCAATCACGGCACGGCTCGAGATCGAGCAGAATGCCGGCTATCAGCAGCTCATCAACAACTGCTACAAGGCCAACAACACGGCGGCGCAGGGACGATTCGCAATCGTGCTCGACTACCAGGATCCTGACACGGCGGCGCAGAACTTCGTGCTCACGCTGGCCAACTGCAATCTCTACCAGGTGCCGCGGACGATCTCTGGGCCGGGGAGGATCTACCAGACCGTGGAGCTCCGAGCGCACTACGAGTCGGGTGGGTATCCCTTCGCCAATCCCATGCGCGTGGTCCTCGGGAGCACGGTCGAGGGTGACTGGGAAACCGAGTTCACGAAGGCGTAATGGCTACACCGCCAGGCTACGTCGAGAAGCTCTACTTCAACACCGAGTCGGGCACCTACCCGACGGCGGCGAGCTTTTCCACGACAGCTGGCCTGCGGATGTACTTCGATCGGTTCCGCGTGGAGGCTCCGAAATCTACCCAGCAAGGGTACGAGTTCGGAGCCTCCGACTCGACCGGAACGCTCCATCCAGACCAGGAGGACTTTGCCGAGGGGGAGGTCTACGCGGCTTGCCGCCTCGATTGGACCATGCGCTATTCCGGGGTGCATGCGGTGCTTCTTGGTCTCGCTCTCGGAGATCTCACAACTGGATCTGACGGCAGTCTCGCAGACTTCTACCACCGGGCAACCCTTACCTCGGGTCAGGATACGGCGACATTCCTCCATCAGCTAGCCAAGACGGACACCTCGACGTTTGTCGAGGAGCAGGTCATCGGGTGCAAGGCGGAATCTCTGGTCCTCGAGCAAGAGGCAGGAGGGCCGATGCGTGCCTCGATGCGTTTCATCGGGGCTCATGCTGATTTCTCCGCGTCCGTCAGTTCTTCGCTTCCTCCCAACAGCGGGGCCTACATACCGGGGGAGTCTCGCGTCCAGTGGCACCATCTCTACCAGGTCGGTGCGAGTTCTTTCGTGTTGACCATGGAGGGAAGGACCGGAGTCGTTCTTCGGTGCCGGCGCTGGAAGATTGCACTCCAGAATGGCATCGGGCGGCTCTATACCCATAGTGGTGACACGAGGACGCGTGAACCCGTGCGTATGGCTCCCCGCTCGGTGGTAGGGGAGTTCGAGATCGAGCAGAACGATGAATGGCGTGAAGCCATGCAGGCGCACGGCTACCTCTACAACACGGCCACGACAGATACCGATATCTCGATCCTGATGACGAGCGGATATGGGGAAGCCATGCGGATCCAGCTCAACAACTGCCGACTCCTCAACGTGGGGCGAGATTCAGAAGCTCTCTTCTCCAAGTATCAGCGCTTCCAGGCGGTGGCGCTCCAACAGACGGGCGGGGCGTCTCTTGATTCCCCGCTCCGGATCACCACGTATACGAACTATTCAGGGACCGCTCCTGGTTACTACGGGAACATGGTCACGCCAAGCTAGGAGGTACGGGCATGGAAACGAAGGAACTAGATCTTGGGGCAGGATGGAAAGCGACGATCCATCGGCCGACTACGTATCGGTGGTTTCAGTGGATCGACATGGTCACCGACCGCGAGGAGCCGGTCGTGGTCGAGAAGGGGATGGACCCCGTCGAGGCACCGGCGCCGAAGCAGAAGCGGCTAGGGCCAGAGTTCTATCGCTTCCTCGAAACGGATTTCGTGCCCGAGGTGGTCGAGAAGTTTGTGGACCCGGCAGGGAAGACGGTCAAGCCGCATGATCTCTACCTGCCCGATCTCGGGGTGACGCGGTTGACGGCGATCGGCATGGCCGCGATGCAGATGATGAGGGAAGCCAACGATTCCTTTCGCGGCGGCGCGGGAGGCGTTGCGGCCGGCGGTGACGAGGCAGCTGTTCCGCCTGGCGAAGCTCACGGGGCGATCGCCGCTCGACCTTCTCGCCGGGGACGCGGCTAGGGTCGTGGCCGAATTGAGGATGATGCAGGACGTGGACGCCGAGCGCATGGAGGAGATCAGGGAACGGCTGGCGCGGACGCGCGATGGGGTGTCGAGCGAGCACCTGCTCTACGAGGTGCTGATGATTCTCGTCGAGGGGGTCTAGGTGGCTGACCTGGAGATCAGGGTAAGGGCCGAGGCGCAGCAGGCGCAGGCGGTTCTCGACCGACTGACGCAGTCGGTCAACGGAGTCGCGCGCTCTGCGGCGGGGCTTGACTCGGGGATCGCGCAGGCCGAGCGCGCCATGGCCGGGATGGGGAGGAGTTCGCTTCTGGCTGGCCAGGAGACCGAGAGGCTCGACGACGCCCTGCGGGAGACGGGGCAGACGGCGACCGTAGCGGGCGGCCAGGTGGTCACGGCCAGCGAGTCCATGAAGACGGCACTCTCCGCCGTTGCCATGGCGGCGACGCAGGCGATCGTCGTCTTCCTTGGATTCCAGAAGCTCGCGGGGATGTTCTCGGACACCGTGCGGCGACTCGACGAGTTGAACGAGTCGGCGCGCTCATTCGGGATCTCCGGGAAGACCTTCAGCGAGTTCGCCTACACGCTGGAGCAGAACGGAGCGTCGGTACGCGACTTGGAGATGGGGCTCCGCGGGCTTTCCAACTCCCTGGAGGAGGCGGGATCGGACAAGGGATCCAAGGCGGCGCGCACCTTCCAGGAGATGGGCGTCTCGATCCGCACCATGAGCGGGGAGATGCGTCCTCTCGATCAGATCTTCCTGGAGACCGTCGAGGGACTTTCCAAGATCGAGTCCGCCAGCGAGCGCGTGGCCACCGCGCAAGATCTGCTGAAGGTTAGGAACGCCGCGCTCCTGACCGTCATCGCGCAGGGGAAAGGCGCTTTCGACGAGGGAGCGGCAGCGGCCAGCAAGTACGGGGCGGCAATCAGCGACGACGTGCTGAAGGCGGCAGACCAGCTTTCCGACGAGATGCGAAACCTGAAGGCACTCGGGGCGAGCATCTTCCTGCCATTCATCCAGGGGGCGGCCGAGGCGGTCAAGGCCATCAACAACGTGGCCGTCGCCATCCGGAACATGAGCGGCGGGCGGGAGGACATCCTAGGTGGGGGCGGTGGCCTGATCCCTGACGCTGAGGTGAACCGGCTTCGTGGGATCTTCGATTCGCTCCCCAAGTCGATGCAGATCGAGATCGAGGGGCTTGACCACCTGGAGGATCGGATCAGGCGGCTCCAGTCGATCTCCGTGGAGCGCCGCGTCCGCGAGCTCCCGGCTGAGGACCAGACGAAGATCCGCGAGCAAGTGCGGACCTTCAAGGCCGACGAGTCGCAGCTCCCCCGGAGGGTCGAGGAGTACCGGACGCGGCTAGTTGAGGAAGCCGAGGCGCGACTTGAGAAGGCTCGTCGTGATGCTGCTGACGCCGCCATTCGAGCAGCGGCCGCCGAAGAGGCCCGGATTCGGTTACTCGATGCAATGGCGCAGCAGGGATCGCTGGAAGTAACTCGCCCCGAGTTCAAGTGGGGAACAAGCGAGAGGGATGCAGGTATGGGGCCGTCGCCCGGCTTGGGCGGCGATTACATGGATGTTCTCAACCGCAACAACTGGAACCGCTACCTCGAAGAGCAGCAGCGCGACGTAACTATTGGTCCCCCCGATACATTCAAGGGAGGCATAACTACTGGTCCCGGTGGGATTCAGACGGATGAGCAACGCGACAGCGCAATCAAGGAACAGCAAAAGCTAGCAGAGGCTACGAAGAAGGCCATTGAGGAATACAACAAGGAACTGAGCAAACAAGACGGCACGCTAGAGATGGCCGAGGATGCAATCTCCAGCTTTGTAGACGTTGCTAGGGCGCTCAAGAATCCAGTTCTTGAAGCCGCCGCCGCGATTGCGAAGCTCGCTATTGATATCATACAGCTTGTTAGTTCCATATCGGGATCCGGTCTAGCGCAGTCTGTTTTCAAGTCAGTAACGGCAGGGCTTCCGCCCGCTGCTCAGGCCGGAGTGGGGCAGGCCGTTGGACAAGAAGTCCCCGAACAAAAGACAACGCCACAGAGCGCACCGATCGTGGACAGGCCGCGCGCGGACAAGAACACCGCAACGCCGCAGTTCAACTCGCAGTTCGCCGCGGCAATCCGCGCCTTTGAGGATTCGGTCGATACTTTCGACACGGGAACGGAAGTCTTCCGGAGCGCGGCTGTGATAGGCGGCAGCCGGCCGGAGTCGCCGCCCGCGAGTGCTGCTTCCTTTGCTGCTCCGGCCGGCGAGCGCCCTTCGCGCGTGGACAAGAGCGTTGTGCCGAGCGTGGATAGGAGCGTCACGACACAGGGCGCGCAGTTCAACCGGGCCATCCGCAACTTCGAGGACTCGGTTGACACCTTCGACGCCGGGACGCGGATCTTCCAGAGCACGGTCGTGACGGGTGGGAAGGCTGCGACGGCGGTCTCGGGCGGGATGGCTGCGGCCTCTTCTGCTCCTGGTGGCGTCGGCTATGGAATTGCGCAGACCGCAGCATCAGCCGTTGGCGGCGCGGCCGCTGGTGGGCTTGGCTTCCTCGGAAGGATGGCCGGTGGCCTCAGTTTTCTGGGTCCGCTCATGGCCCTCGGTTCGCAGGCGGGCGGGATTGCAGACATCCTCACCGGAAACCAGAAGGCGCGCGCCGACCTGGAGCGGTTCGCGGCGGACTTCAACCGCCAGGTCACGATGGGTGGTCCCGACCTGGCGGACGCCTACGCGCTCCAGCGTCGCCAGGGCTACATCGAGGAATGGACTGAAGTCGCACCGGATCACGCGCGGAGCGGTGGATGGAAGGTCAAGAATGACGCGCCCGTAACACCGCTCCCGCAGCCCGAAGAGCCGCCACAGCAGCGTGGCACTGCATCCGTGCAGATCAACGTCTCGACTCTCGACTCGCGCTCGACCGCCGAGTTCTTTAAGTCTGATGAGTATGCCCGCGCGCTCAGCTACGCGCGCATGGTCAAGGCGGCTGACTGATGAGTTGGAACGCGAACCAGGTGCGCGAGTTTGACATCGGCCTCGTCTACACGGCCCCGTTCTTGCGCGTCAACATCGAGCAGGTTGAGTTCTACCTGACCTCCTCCCGCTCGATTCGCATGCCTGACGTGATGGAGTCGGTTCCCGCCCCGGCGTCACAGCTAGCCGGGGCAACTCCCTGCATCATTAACTGGGGCGAGGTCTCCTACGGCTTCGACCAGTCGGGCGATGCGGTTGCCTCGATGGTCGTGACGGCAACGAACGCACAGATCCCACTCCCGCTCAACTTGAGCTACGCGCCGATCTTCGGGCTTCTCTCCGACTACCTGAACCTCATGACCATCTCGGGCGGGAACGATACCTACTCCCCTCCCAACGTTGCCATCTTCTACCCGCGGCTTCGCGTGGACACCGAGGATGAGCGCCACTACGTATTCCGCGGAGTCATCAATGACTTCGATGTGATCGGGGATGGCAAGGTCGTCGTGATGCGGCTCGTAGAGGACTCCCGCTGGAATCGGCAGGTGCCCTACCGGCTCTCGAAGGACAAGTTCCCGCGGATGCCGCAAGAGAACGCCGGCCTGCCCTTCCCGATGAACTATGGTGTCTTCGGGCTTGAGTCGGTCAAGGACTGGGCCTCGTCTACGGCTCTCGGCCCGTGGTCCAACATGAGCGGCGCTTTCTTCCCGTCCAGCATGCTCCTCATGCCGAGCTACACGGTATCGGCGCGCGGCGGGCAGACATCTACGACCATCCACTCAATCCACTGTCACGGCCTACACAACCCTCCCGGCTATGCGATCAAGACGGGTTCAACGGTTCAGGGCTGGGATGCCTTCGTGATCCAGGGAGACGGCCAGGGTGCAATCGTCCCCCTGTGTAGCAAGGACCACAGTTCGTTAGGATGGCGCGACAAGATCAGGAACGAGAATTTGCCCTATACGGTTACTGGAGACTCGACGCCGGAGCTCGGCTACAATGGCTCGTTGGATACCGATGAGTTCAACGTGGCGTCATTGGTCGAGCTGAGCGGGGACTTCAAGGCGTACTCGCTAATCTTCCCGGTCAAGGAAGTGGCATCCAACAACAGCGGCGTCAGCAATAACCTCTCGACCCTATTCGCCAACATACATTATCGAGAGCGGACGAAGATGACGGACGGGGATCGCTGGACGCACTTCAAGGATGACGGCATCTCCGGCGCGACAACGCAGCGCGTCATCTGCTGGGAGCTCGGGGCCGAGCGAAACCTGGGCGCGATCATTGGCGGTAGCTCCCCTGGCGTCGAGATCGTCGTTTTGGGCCGCGTCCGATCGGGGACCACGGGGACCATTACCTTCGCTGCCGAACTTGACATCGGGGATACCACGTCTGCCGGGGACACAATCACTGCAACGGGTTTTACCACGGTCGGGCCGACCGATGGATACTTCCGCCGGAGCGCCGTGTTCCCGAACCTGACAACCCTCTGCACGCAGGTCGAGCGCTGGGAGTTCGTAAAGAGCCTCGACCGGGCGACCACGAATCCCGGCCAGGGGATGATCCTCACCTTCAAGTGGACGCGTTCAACATCGTCCCTCACCTTCGACATCATCCAGGTATGCCTCGTCGTCCACTTCCGGCCAAGCCGCTACTTCGTGGACAACAGAACCCGCACCTTTGACTACGGGACAAAGCCTGGTTACAACGTCGTGAGCGGGGAAGAGGATCCCGACGCCTTTGTCGTTAAGCGCACTGTCCTGACGCGCGTCCTCGCGCAGCAGGAGGCTTTGACGCAACGGCGAAACGCGGTGGCGGGGCTCGGTGCCTCGGGTTACTTCTTCTTCGATCTTCCGGGTGATCCCGCCTGGACAGGAGCTGATGCCTCCTCGCAGGTCATAGTCCACAATCCAGCCGAGGTGGCACGCTCGATTCTTCTTCACTACGGAGGCTACCGGAAACTCGGGCCCAACGTTGCGTGGAAGACAATCGACCGCCCCGAGTTCGAGCTAAACAGTGGCAATCCGCGGGACTGGAAGGCGGCAGAGAACGCCCTTGACCTGGAACTTCGCGAGGCGATCGGCAACTACGACGTGAGTGACACCTTCAAGATCGCCGCTTCGCTCACATCCTACAACACGGCGCGTGAGGCCGTCCGTGCCGTCATCTCCAGCGCGCCCGGTCTCTACGTCTACCGATCGCCCATCCGCGCAACCGGGGAGACGCAGATTCGACGTGCTTCGTGGTGCTGCACCTACCCGCGCGTGGGCGACCCGGTAACCTACAGGCGGAGGATCAGTCTGCGGACGGATACGATTCAGTTCTCGTGGCAGTTGACTCCGCAAGCTGCGATCGTCAACGACATCAAGATACGCTACGGGTTCTCAACCCTCAAGGGCACCTATCAGCGGATCCTCCAGTATTCCTACGAGAATCCCACCGATCACGGTTGGCCGAAGAATACGGGTGTATCTGGTATCCCCGAGAGCATCGTTGTTGACAACCTGGGCTATCCGTCCCCCATATTCCCGATCCGCCAAATCGTGACCGAATCCTATGACTGGTTCGGAAATCGAACCCGCGAGTACGAGTTCCCTTTCATCTACCGCTGGCAGGAAGCGTTAACCATCAGGAATCACATCCTCCGGTGGAACGCGATTCCCCGTGTGCGTCTCTTCATGGTGTGCAACTTCAGCGTATCCGACCTCCAGCCGGGCGACGTGTTCATGCTGGACCAGGAGGCCGATTCCTACATTGGGAGCGGAGTGGGGAGCGCTTCTCTTGGCGGCGGGCACAATCAGTGGCCGCTCAAGCTATACAACTGGACGGTCCCAGCGTGGAATCAAGCGACGTGGCTTGTCGAGCGGGTCACGTATGCGATCGGTGACAAGGGGGAGCTCTTGACGAAGGTGCAGGCGATCTTCAACGGCAGGATCGGCGAAACGACGCAGACTCCGCTGGGGGATGGATAGATGGCCTTCCAGAATCCAGGGCTCCGCGCGATCTACCAGAACTGGCTACAGCCGGCATGGACCACGATCGACCTCGACAACACGACCGCCTGCCAGTACGGCTACGAAGCCGATCACGTCATGGATTGGCAGCCTACTCGCCCCGCCTGGTTCGAGCTCAACAACCCGGTGGGCGGCACGGCCTACAAGACGATCGCCTTCACGCTCGGCGCATCTCTCTATGCGGATTCGATCGCCATTATCAACTATCACTCGAATCAATTCATCTCGGCGGGGACGGGTGATCTGAACCTGGAGCGGTCGCTGGAGTTCCAGCTTCTCCACGGTTCCCCTGCGACCAGAATCTGGCCGTCCACCTCGGACACGTGGGCCACGTTGACCACGGATGAGATGGAGGAGTGGGGACCGAATCTATTCGGCTACTTCACACAACCGGCGACACCGACGAATAAGTGGCAGCTTCGCGTGCGGGTCGCGAGCGGGGTCAACATCACGAACGCCTCGATCGGCTGCATCCTCCTTGGCCGGAACTACACCTTCCCCAACAACCCGTCCATCCCGCACGACCGCGCGACGACCGTCTCGACGCTCTACACCGGGCGCGAGGGGGGAGCGGCGCAGGCGTTCATCCGTGAGGAGTCCCGCCGCGTGGTGGGAATGGACATCTTCTTGGGCTCGGACTCGACGCGCTCCGCTTTCGAGCGGTTGATCGCGGGGCGCACCAGGCGAACGAACGTCACGACCCCGGCCGTGTTGAAGCGCTTGGACCTGCCGACAGCGGTCATCCTGCCCGAGATGTGGAAGACGACCAGCAGCAACTACGGGGGCTGCATCTACGGAAACTTGAGTGGAATCACGACACGGAGTCTAGCGGGGGGCGGGGCCACGGCCCGGCTCGAGCTGGCCGAGATGATCTAACGGTTCAAGAGGTACGGCATGAGAGTCATTCGTGGCAACGTCTGTCACTTCGAGGGAGCAAGATGGCGCAACCGCGCGATCTTCGATCACCGCCGTCAGCGGGCAGAAGCTAGTCGCTCAGGAACAGATCATCATGCGGGACGAGTTCCAGGGAGCAACCCTGGACGAGACCGCACGCTGGACCAAGGCGACGGCCTCCGGGGGTGCCGTCACACAGGCAACTGCCACTGGCTGCACTCTCGACTCTTCAACGAATAGCTCGGGCTCCGCGACCATCACGTCGCAAGCGCCGCTCCCGCTCCTTGCCGGGTCCGAAGTGGCGTTCAAGACGACTGTCCGCTTCGGCACGGATGGCGAGGCCAACAACACACGCAGCATCGCTCTCTGGGTGGATGCTTCCAACTATGCGGAGTTCTGCCTGGACGGGACGAGCTTCGTGTGTCGGGTGATCGGTAACGAGGTAGTCTACGGAAGCGAGACGGCGATCAATATCGTCCAGCCGAACGACAACACGTTCATGGACCTGGAGATCCGAGCGGCCCGCGCACCCGACCGCGTCCACTTCATCGTCAACGACGTGCAGGTTGGCAGCTACGAACAGCGCGGCAGCTCGACGAAGCTCTTCCAGGGAATGATCGCCTACGCTTACTTCAAGACGTTGAACGGTGGAGCCAGCGCGGCCAACACGATCATCGTCTCGTCCGTTCTCGCGACACGGCGCTGGAACGCCTTCCCGCAAGAGGTGAAGGTAAAGCGGCTGGCGGCTTCCGGACTGGTCGTTCGTGGGCCGTGCTTCTATGTTGGGGCGTCGCGAACTGGAGCGGGCAGCACGACGGCAGCTACGGTATATGACAACACGTCCGCGACGGGCACGATCGTGGATGTGTGGAACTCATCCAACCTTCCGTACTACCGACCGCAAGCGCCCATCTTCTGCGCGAGCGGGATCTATGTCAGCTATGGAAGCGGAACGGATGACTTCCAGATCTACTACATAGCCTGATGCGCTGCTTCATCTCGGCAGGCCACCAGGAGCGACCGTCAACCGGGAAGGACGATCCCGGTGCGGTAGCCGACGGGCGCCGCGAGGACGAGATCGCGTGGGCCATCGCGGACGAGATGGCGCTCGCTATGGACCTCTGCGAGCCCGCCCTCGTCCCGATGGCCACGCTCCTAGAGCGGATCGCCTGGGTCAACAAGTGGGCCCGCCCCGGAGACGTGGCGGTCGAGATCCATCTTAACTCCGGGCCGCCCGACGCCTCGGGGTGCGAAGTGTTCCACGCACCAATGAGTAACGAGGGACGGCACTTTGCTGCTGAACTCCACGCGGGGCTAACCAAGGCCGGGCGCTCTCCGCGCGGGATCAAGTCCGATACGCTAAGCCATCATCCGAGCGGGCTGGCTTGGCTCCGGCAAACGAAACCGTGGGCCGCG